ATAGTGTCGCGCCCGTCAATATTTGGCACGCCGGCCGGGTTAAAGTGGCGATTAATAGTCATAAATTCACCGCCATCGTCTGTTTGTATTACTTTGCCGATATTAAGCCATCGTGCTTTTGTTTTTTGCTGGCCATTCTCAAAAACGGTGTATTCGCCAATCTTTACTGTTAAATCGTGTGTTACTTTTGCCATGTTTTTATCCTTTTTTATAATTTGGTAACAGCTAAGGGCTGTAAATCCTGCTTTTCTTTCATAACTTACGAGGCTGAGGAGATTGTTTTTGAGGAAAGAATCAATGCCCCGATTAGCAACGGCAGCAAACCCCGCTAATTCTTAATAATATGTTTAAGTAGGTAAGCCATTACCCCGTCTAAAGTGCGGCCATCTGAATCGTTAATACCGACAACTACGTTGTGGGTGTTGTTGATTGGATCATGCTGCGAAGTGGGGAATATATCCACCAATACAAACAAATCAAATATTTGTGATTTTTCATCAACAGTTAGATCATTGATGGTTAAGGTTATTGAACTCATAGCGCAACCACCATCAAACCAAAGATCACGATTTGAGTTAAAAAGATAATTTCTAAAATCAATTCTTTCATGTGATTCCCTTTTTTTTGTTATGTTGGGGGAATTATAAACATAAATGTTTATAAAAGGAAAGAATATAAACAAAAAAATTTAGAAAATAATGAAAATGGGAGTAGAATGGCAATAAAAAACCGCCAATAAAGGCGGTTTAGAGGGGTTTTAAGGAGTTTTTAAGGGTTTAAAACCGTCGAAATCGACAGAATTAGAAAAATTTTAGATATTTTCATTATTGCGCTTTTCATAAAGAATATCCATAATAAATACAGCTTTTGGCTTTTTTTGCTTTTTGGCTTGAGCCATTACCCAGTTGCTTAATTCTTTTGGCATTTCAAAAGTGGTTGTGACAGTGGTTTTTATCGGCTTATCATCTTCTTCAAAATCTAATTCATAATCAGATCCACCAAATAATCCCAAAAACCATTTAACAATTTTCCATGCCAGATAAATCAATCCGGCAAATAATATCAAAGTAATAATCGTTTCCATATTTTCTCTTAGGGTGTGTCATGTTTCCATAAATCCGTTACTCTGGCAATGATGACGGCATTGCTAGGCAAATCAAAGGATTCATATTTTTTGTTATCACTAATGGCTAATACTTTGCCTGGCATGACTTGCAGGCGTTTAACAAATAGATGATCATCCACTTTAAAAATATACACACCATCAACAATGGTGGTGGATGCGGTGTCAACTAATAGGAAGTCACCGGCGGTAAATGTTGGCTGCATGGATTCGCACTGGACAAAAACGATCTTCATGGATGGTGTGGGGTGTTTGTTAAATACCGATATAAACCAATCACGATCCACGGTGAATACATCGTGTATATCTTCAAATTTGGCTAATGCACTGGCGTTGTAATCGGCAATATTAAGTAACTCAAAACTAACGGTATTTTCGTTGGACTTATTGCCAGTTAATAAATAACTTTCCGAAACATTAAGTGCATCTGCAACCAAACTTAGTTTGGTGTTGGGTATGCCGGTGCGGTTTAACCAATTATTTATAGTTTGTGGTGTTACACCAATCTGTCTTGCAAAATCAGCATTTTTAATTTGCTTTTCTGTTAATTGTTTTTTAACGGTTTCAGCTATTTTTTCGTTTAATTGTGGCATAAATAAAATTCTTTATATTTTATAAACATTTATGTTTATAATGGTGCGCATGGAAAAGGTTATCAACTATTTTGGAACTCAAAAAAAACTCGCAGATATTTTGGGTGTTACTCAAATGGCAATCTCTCAATGGAAAAAACGCGGCATCCCTATTAAGCGATGTGTGCAGATTGAACAGTTGAGCAACGGCAAGATCAAACGCGAGGAAATTTGGGCGGACATTTTTAATAGATAACATTTTAATAAACTTTTTTGTTTAGATTACTTTAATTCTATACAAAAAAATACATCTCTGGGGGATAAGTGGTAATTAAACAATGTAAAGACGAATTAAACAATATTAAAAATCTGATTAAACAAATCAGAAATATTGAGGATAAAGATCTTAGACAAGATTTGTGTGAAGCAGCGATTGAACTTTGTGATGATGTTTTGTCTGAGGTTGATAAATGAGTCAAGATGTGTTTTCAATCGTACCTATTGAGGTTATTCAAGATCCACGACTTACTAAGCGTCAAATTAAAGTATTAATCGCCTTATTATCATTCAGAGGCAAAAACACCAACACCGTATGGCCAAGCCGTGAAAAACTATCACAACGGTGCAATCTACCCGTCACACGAATATCACAAACAACCTCAGAATTGGTTGATCTTGGGTGGCTAACCAAAGACGGCAAGGGTGGTTTTTCAAAATCAACCCGCTATCAAATAACAGTACCCAATTTGGTAACGGTTACCAAATCAGTAACGGTTACCAAAACGGTAACTCCAACGGTTACCAAAACGGTAACGGGCATGGGGGTTACCAAAACGGTAACGGGCAAAGAACTAACCAAGAACATAACCAATAGAACTAAAAGGGGGAATAAGCGTTTTAATCCTCCAACTATTGATGAAGTTAGCAATTATTGCTTTGAGCGTAATAATCGAATTGATGCCGAATCGTTTATTAATTTCTACCAATCCAAAGGTTGGATGATCGGCAAGAACAAAATGAAGTGTTGGCAGTCGGCTATTAGAAATTGGGAAAGTCGACAAAATCAAAAAAACAAATCATCACACGTGCATGCAGCCACTTTGGCAGCGCAAGGCATTGACATCGACACCGGACAATCGTTCGGCACCGGACTTGAGCAAATAGAGGGGTTATTGAACTAATGAATAAAGAATATATCAAAACAGCCAACCTTGTATTAGGGTATTTGGAATTGCGGTTTATTAATCAACACAAAGATGCTGAGATTGCTGAGAAAGAAAGGCGGATCTGGGCTGAGCAGTTGGAAAGTAAGATCGAACCAGAGCGAATCACTCAGCCAAATATCGTAAAGGCTTGTGACTTATGGGCTGATATTAACGGCAAAGGCTTTGCACCAACGGTGGATCAATTTATTAATTGCTTGAAAAAAGTCAGCTATACACCTGCGGTGGCATTGCCAGTGAGTGAAACCGATTATTTAAGTTTGTGGAATGAAGCTGATGACAAGGGCAAATTTAAATTCTTTATTGATTATCCGTTTGATCGGGTGCCGCCTATTGTGCGCAAACTGTTTTGTGACTACAACGCACAANACCGCGGATGGACGGGCAACGAGTCAGACAAAATGATGCGCTATCATGCCAAACCATTTGCCAATGCCGGCGTTGGTGCGGTGACTAATAATCAACGTGAGATCCTAGCTTATTTTGTAAAAAGGAAAGCGGCATGAAGTATCACAGTAAAGGTGAGTGCATCAAGGTGGCTGAGGCTATTAAAAAGCAGGTGGATTATTTGCTGTTTGCTATTTGGAATGATGATGGTAAAGACTGCGAGCATCATTTGGATCAGATTAGGCAGTTGACTGATCAATTAAAGGGAGAGGTAAATGATTGAAGTTGTATTTGGNTTAATGATTTTGTTTACAGCGATGATGCTGTATATGTTTTTGGGGGATTAATATGGAGTTTGTTATGTTTGGATTGGGAATGGTTACGGGCGCGGGCTTGATGTTTATTTACAAATGCAAATGTGATGCAGACCGTGTGAGTGAGAATGTGCGCGAGGGTACACATGCGTATTTGGTGCGTGAGCATCTTGAGCGTGGTATGGGTATTGATGCTCACTATGCGCGCAAGAACTTTGGCATTAAGAATCTATCATCCACCATTGATAAGCTGCGCAAGGCAGGCGTTGAGGTTAAATCGGTCAAGGATGACAAGGGTCGTTACTACACACTATGAAACTACAACAACGAGTAGAGGTGCGTATTGGTGAGCCGGTGGCTAACTTCTTGGCGCGCAAGGCTGAGCAAGGATCAACCATTAGAGATGCAGCCAATCAGTTGGATGTGAGTTATACAACATGCCATAAGTGGCAGCAGACGTATCAAATCAAATTCAACGGGCGCAACCCGTTTGGTCAATGGAGGCTCAAGTAATGTTTAATATCAAAGGGGATCTAAAGCCAATCACCAAACACTTAACCAAAGTACAAAAGAAACAAATACCATTTGCATCGGCAGCAGCCATCAATGAAACACTCAAGCAGGTGGTCAAGGCAGAGCAGATGCAAATCACTAAGCGACTGGATAGGCCAACACCATTCACCGTCAAAGCCTTTAAGATCAGATATGCAAAGAAGCACGCATTACATGGCGAGGTGATNATCAAGCCGGCGCAATGGAAGTATCTCAAGTATCAGATCGAGGGCGGCACAAGAACGGGCAAGATAGGNGTACCAACTGCCAATGCAAAGCTAAACAAGTACGGCAACCTACCAGGCAGACGCAAAGGATTGATCAGAGGNAAGAAGCAATACATGAATGATAAGGGTGTATGGGAGAGGTCGGGCGGTAANAAGAACCCACGATCTAAGTTGGTAGTTGCATTTGCATCAAGTGTGACATACACCAAACGCTTTCCATTTTATAAGATAGCGGACGGTGTTGCACGCTCACAGTTTCAAAAGAACTTTCAGCGCAGCATCAAGCGTGCTATCGCATCAGCACGGTGATATACATAGCCAGAATGGAAAAGGTACTCCTGGGGATCTGCCCATGAGGGTAATTCGCGAGCGCACTATTTTTTTAGTTTCAGCTTATACAAAAGGATTTCGTTTTTACTTATAAATCAATGACTTATACAGAATCAGTAAACTTAAAAGACTTGTCAGAATTTTTAATGATCAGTGATCGCCGGATTCAGCAACTCAAGGATGCCAATGTCATTGTGAAAATTGAGCGTGGCCAATACGACTTTGTGCAATCAACTCAAGGCTACATTAATTTTTTGCGCGAGCGAGCATTTGGCGGGGTGGCGAATACCGATCAGCACGGCGAGAAAACCAGGCTAATAACTGCCCAGGCAAATATTGCGGAAATGAACGATGCAGAACTCAGAGGGGATTTAGTGCGGGTGAGTGAGATAAGGCGTGCGATATTTACCGCGGCGCGTGGTGTGCGTAATTCATTGCAAACGGTGGCGGATAGATTGGCGCAACCTTTGGCCGGTGAGGATGATCATCATGAAATACACGCAATGATCGAGAATGAAATTAATCAGATCTTGCATGATATGAAAGGTCAGTTTGCCGGATTAGTCAGCGAGCCAGAAGAAGATGAGCCAGAAACAGATACCATTAGTTAATGTTAAAGGCGAGGGTTTAACTTTTGATGCGATCGTCAAAGGTTTAAAACCCGATCCGCAAGAGCCGATGAGCGAATGGGCGGATGAACATCGCCTTCTTGGTCAAACTTATGCGGCCGAACCTGGTAAGTGGCGCACCAGTCGCACACCGTATTTGCGCGAGATCATGGATGCGTTTTCACCATCTTCAAGATGTGAATTTGTTACCATCATGAAAGGCGCACAACTTGGATTCACCGAAGCACTCACCAACATGATCGGCTACATTATCCACCGCGCACCGGCACCAGCCATGATGGTGCAACCAACTCAAAACCTTGCGAAGCGATATTCTAAACAGCGCCTGGCCACCATGATCCAAGATATGCCGGTGCTTAGAGGTTTAGTGGCAGATCCTCGCGCAAGAGATAGTGGCAACACCACCACCTCAAAAGCATTTGACGGTGGCGTTTTGTTTATTGCTGGCGCTAATTCAGCGGCCGATTTAAGATCTGTACCGGTTCGATATTTGTTACTTGATGAGGTCGATGCCTATCCGTATGATCTGGACGGTGAGGGTGATCCGATCGAGTTGGCTGTAAACCGTACTAAAACATTTGCACGCCGTAAAGTGCTGATTGGATCAACGCCAACGGTGAAAGATGTGAGCCGTGTTGAGCGCGAATATCTTAAAGGCGATCAGCGCAAATACCATGTGGCGTGTCCGCATTGTGACGGTATGCAGGAATTGCATTGGCAAAACATTAAATGGAGTAAGGATAAAAACAAAGTACCGCGCCCAGAAACGGCCGTTTATATGTGCGAACATTGCGCCGGAGTCATCACCGAAAGTGACAAACTCGACATGCTGCAACACGGCAAGTGGGTGCCAACCAAGCCGGATAATAATTATCGAGATACTCGAAGATCATACCACATCTCAAGTTTATATTCGCCCTGGGAAAGCTGGGCAAACCTGGTACAAAAGTGGCTCGATGCACAGCAAGATCCGCACCTTTTAAAAACTTTTATCAATACCGCCCTGGGCGAGTGTTGGGATGAGGAATCAAATCGCGTGGACATGAACGATTTGCGCAAGCGTGCTGAGGATTATCAACTGCGCACCTTGCCGATGGGTGCATTGGTGGCTACTTGCGGAGTGGACGTGCAGGACAATAGACTCGAGGCAGTGATCTGGGCATTTGGAAAAGGCGAGGAAAGTTGGGCGATTGATTATCAAGTGTTTTTTGGTGATCCGGCAAACCCCAAACTTTGGGATGAATTGGACGAATGGTTGCAATTAGAACTCGATCATCAAAGCGGCACAGCGATTAAACTCTCAGCCGTTGCGATTGACACCGGCGGACATCACACGCAAATGGTGTATGACTTTTGCAGGCTTAGAAAGCATCGCCACGTCATAGCCATCAAAGGACAATCAACTCGCAACCGTCCAGTAGTAGGCAGACCAACCAACCAAGATATTAGCCTTAAAGGTAAAACCATTCGTGGTGGTGTGCAGTTGTGGCCGGTGGGATCAGACACTGCAAAGAGTGTTTGGTATGGTCGTTTCGGTGTGGATGAGGGTGCGGGATCGGTGCATTTTTCAACAGAACTTGATGATGAATTTTATGCACAACTCACCGCCGAAAAATTGGTGACGCGTTATCACAAAGGCCATCCGCGCACAGAGTGGGTAAAGCCCTCACATAAGCGCAATGAGGTGTTGGACTGTTCGGTATATGCGCTTGCAGCAGCCTATCATCTGGGCATGAATAAGTGGAGTGCTAAAGACTGGCAACATTTAGAGGATCAAGTGCAACCGATCACGCCAGATTTATTTGATTCTGCCCCGCAAAAAACTAAAACCGAGTCAAAAGAAGTTGAAAAAAACAACAAAAATACCCCAAAAGCAACACAAACACAACGCCCAATCCGCCCAAGAAACAGACCGGGTGGCGGTTTTGCTGCGCGTTGGTAAATTAAATTCAAATTGGGGTTGACAAATCAAAAAAAGTTACTAGGCTAACCACTAGATGTAGTGTATTGCACACTAAAAAACACTAGATATAGGGATTTATGGCCAATTTATTCGATTCTA